TTCAACTTTAATTTCAGTCTCATCACGAGTTGCTAAAATTTGTCTGAAAATTGAAGACGCGGTGGTCGCATCTTTTCTTGAAAGTTTTGCATCACGCAAGGCCTTCTCGATTAGTTTTAAATCTAGCGTTCCATCTTCACGGAAGCACGATTCTAATTTCGAAACATTGCATTCAAGATTATTAGGTTGCATTACAATTGATACTTCTCTTAATCCGCCTTTAGTAATTTGGAAATAGCCTTCTTCGTCAGCCATTGGATCAACTAAATTGCCTTCAGCATCAACCATTGAGTATTCGTCAGCATAAGCTCCCACTGAAACGCCGCCCACTAAATTAGGACTTTCTTTCATAATAGTATATAAATCTTTACCGGCAGTTGTATTAGTAAATAAACGACCTTTAGCATCCATGCCTTCATCGGTCATTGTAAATTCATGCCATTCACCTACAGGCATTGACATATCGTTATGTTGAAAAAACATTGGAAGTGGCTTGCCTGATTTAGCAAATTCATCCGCCCAATCCATAAAGCCTTCAGGTTTATAATTGAATTTTCGTCCATCGGCGCCTTCACGAGCGCCCCATGTTGTTACAGTTGCCTCAATAGCTCCGACTACATCTGCCGCTTCGTCAGCGGATACTCCCAAAGCTACTTTAGCCTCATTAAAAAATTTAATATCAGTCATTAATTGGCACCCCTTTAGATTTCATTCCGTTAGTTTCAACCGGTTGCGGTTTACGCTTTTTTGCCGATTGCGTTAATTTATCGAGTAACTCTTTTAGTGTCATTAGGCTTTTCCCGCTTGACCGGTTCTGCCAATAGTAGATTTATTTCCTCCGCCGCCTGTATCTTGCGGGGAAGTGCCACTAATAGCTGAAGTTGGCTTGTTTGTATCTTTTAATTCGTCTGCGCTATCTAAATTTTCTTTTCCTAAATATTCACGCGCTTCATTAGGCGTAATTATACCAGCATTTACACCAGCCACCGTATAATTCATTTGATCTAGTGGAGCGCCCTTTAAAAAATCTTGCGTTTGAAATTGAATGCAAAGATTTGGGTATCCACTTAATAATGCTGTGCCAAATTTTTGTTGTATGTTAGTAATTAAAGGCAACATAGTTGATTTATAAAATTCATCTAGCATTGTTTGAGTATTGTTATATTTGCTATCACCAATTCCAATCATTGCTGGAGGAACTCCAAAAACACCACAAATACGCTTCATTGTTTGTTCTTTTAATTTTGCCGCATCCGCATCTTGAAGCGTAAGCATATTTAATGGCATATATTTCATTCCGTTATCTAAAAGCATTCCTTGGCCAGGTTTAGATAAGTCAGTAGATCGCGATCCGGTTAAAGAAGTCCAAGCTTCTTTTAATCTTGCGGCTATTTCTTTGAATTTAGCGTCTGGTATAACTTGGTCAGTTACGAACATTCCACTAGGCTTCGCACCATTTAACATAATGAAATTAGCGTAAGAATCAATGTCAGAATCTAAAGAAACTAATTCGTTAGCTAAAATACCTTTATTCCAGCCGGCTGATCCTTGCCAAGCCATCTCACTTGCGTGAATAACTTGGAAATAATCCAATGGTTCATCTTTATTAAATCCGTATGTGGACGTAGATAGACGATATGTCGGGTATCTAGTCGGTGTAATTTGAGCGGTTATTAAAGTTGAATCTAAAAGATACATTTCCATTGGGGTTTGCGTAGAATTTAATTGATCCTTACGCCATAAAGCTGTAAAAGTTTCACCTGATAAGTCATACCACATTGACCATTGAAACCAAAATTCGAATGCCGATTGATAATGATTTGGATTAGTTAAAAGATTGTATACAGCTTTTGCTTTAGCTTTATCGCGAGCTGACACATTAGGGTCAGATATTGCATCAACCATTTTTCCATCGGCATCGTAAGCCATAATTTTAATGGGTAATTGTGCTAATGCACGAGCTTTAGCATTTACGCAAGCCACAACTGTCGAATTTCTCGACAATCCTGACATATCTAATCCGCGGCCAGCACTATTTACGGATGATGTAGTTACATATAATAATTGATTGTTTGATTGATAGCCTTGACCTTGAACATTGCGTAGAATGTTATTACCAAGCGCGGTTTGGCCAAATAAAGTATTGCTTTCTTGAGTGTTTTTGTTTTGATTTCTTTTGAAAATGTCTAATAAGGCCATAATTTTCCTTTAAATACTTCTGAATCCGAATGAAGTAGAGATCAATGGGTGATCTAACGAGCAGTGCATAGCAATAATAAGCGCGATTATACCATCAACCTTCGCTGATTTGTCTGCCTCATTTTTTCTTACTTTGATGTTTCCATTTACATCCTCATATAATTCACAATTGCCTAATTGCCATCCGAGGAAAGGATTGCCATCATGTTTAATTTGATAGTTCATTATTAATTTTTCAGTATGCTTTGACGGATTAGATAAAACCGCCATGCCTTGACCTACTTTTTTAACTGGAATGCTACTATCATGAAGCCTTGCAATTAAACTTGCCGCATTATAAGCATCATAACCCACTTCTTTAACATTGTATAGTGAGGCTTGAGCTTTTATATAATCTGATACTTCTCTATCATCCATTACATTGCCTTCAGTAATCTTTAAAATTCCTGATCTTACAGCCTGATCAAATATGGATCGATAATGGCTTGGAATTAAAGCAAGTCCTTCCTCCGGCAAAAAGAATTTAAACTCTGCAAAATAATCAAATTCAGAATATCTTTTTAATGTGCATACAGCATTTAAATCGCGAGTGGCCGCCAAATCAAATCCAATAAATACAGCTTCGGGATCAGATTTTACTTCTCCAATAGATTTATCCCAATAATCTCTATCAATCCAGGCGCTATTAGCGCTCACATATACATTTAAAGTTTTGCATAAGAATTCATTTAATGCGGCTGGCTTTAAAGCGGCCTGGGCGGCTCTCTCTTTAATAGCATCTTGATAAATAGAAATTCCGTGCATAGGATTAGCTTTATGCCAAATCTTTTCATCGCGCCAATCATCCGCCGGATCAAGGCCATAAAGAAGGCCAAACCATCTTGGATTGTCAGGCGCTTCGCCGTGAAGCATAGATTGGAAAGCTGACATATCCTCATAAAATTTTGTTTCCTTTGTAAAGCTGGCTGTCGTAATATAAATCCTTAAAGGATTTTTTCGGGCCACCATACCTGAATGTATAACTTCGATAGAATTTCTATCGACAATTTGAGCCGCCTCGTCTATGATCGCGCAACTGGCATTTTTACCATCGCCTGATTTTTTATTGTCCCTGGACAAAGCTTTAAATACTGATTGGCTATCGCCATTTTTTCCAATTTGATATTTTGATACATTAAACCAATTTTTGGCTGTAGATGGCATAGCATCTACCATGCCTTTTGCCGCATCAAATACAATAGAAGCTTGATCTCGATTTGTTGCTAAAGTAAATACTTCAGCTCCAGCTTCGCCATATCTTAATTCATATAATGAGATCATTGCGGTAAATGTAGATTTGCCCGCTTTTCTAGGAATAAAAATAATCACATCCGTGGTCATTCTTTTTGTGTGATCTTTTTTGGCTCTAAATCCGTAAATGGCGCAAATAGCAAAAATTTGAAAAGGCTCCATTTTTATAGGAGTGCCAGCATCGGGGCCTTTAGTATGTTTTAATACTCTAGCAAAAGACATAAAGTGATCAACATAGTCAGACACAAATTCATATTCCCAATGGCGGTTAGCCATCATGTCCAGGAATCTTTGACAAACTAATTGAACGTCTTTACATACTTCAATATTGCCTTTAGTAACATCAATGGCATATTGAATGCCGTCAGAATAATCCATTATTTTTTAATCTGATCAGGGCCTCGCATCAAATCGCCCAAATCTAAATCCTCTGTGCCAGCTCCGGATAATCTGCCCCTTGGAGTAAGGCCAAGCTCATTCATTAAAGTAATAATCCTGGGAGTTACTTTATCCCTTAAAGAAACTAATGGATTCGGCCCCATAGTTTTGCCGTCATTATATTGAACGATCAATGGCATTTTTTGCATTCCCTTTCGGCATTGAACGTAAGTTGTTATATGATCAGCTAGCATTCCTAAAGTATGCTGATATTGATCGGCTCCAATTCCATAAGCTTTGTATAAAAATTCTGAAGTTTCTGAAATGAATTTATCCTCATCCCACAAATCAGGATTTTCTAACCAGTAAGCTTTTGGGATTCTAGTAATTAATTCGTCAGGTAAAACTTTTCCCTGATTCATTCCTTTAGTTCCGGAAACAATGTGAAGCTCCGGTGGTAATTTATTGCGTGGCTGGCTCATGACTGGGAATTCCCTTTTCTCTTAAAATAATTTATACTCTTTGTTCCTCCCCCTCCCCAAATTCGTTTTGCGAAAGATTGGG